ATTGGCAACACTATAAAAATTGTATCTTACTTACTCAGAATGGTGAGATTAAACAATTGAATACAAAAGTTTTCAAGATAATTGAACTTTAAATATTTATAATAAAAATAAATTAAAATGAAAAAAGCAGATAACTTTGACGCCGGTAAATGGTTAGTAGAAAATAAAATCACTACTCAATCTAAACTAAATGAAGAAGAAGGTAATGATTTAGATTTTATAGTTCAAAAACTTAAATCAAAATATAATGTATCTATAAAAGATAATAGTATATTACTTAAAACTTATAATAAAAATGGTGAACTAAAAAATAGTTATACTATTAAAAAAATAGATGATAACACATATAGATTTTCAAAAGGTGGAAGACAATTAAGAGATTGGTCTTTAGATGATTTATTTTCTAACCTTTTAGGTAATCCAAATCTTTCCTTATAATATTCAAACATATAAAGTAAAGAGCTCTCGAAAGAGAGCTCACTTTAACTTGGTTTATTAAAAAATAATTATTATATTAATGTTACAAAATAAAAATTGATAAGTTATGGATTTAAATGAAATGAGAAACCGACTGCAAACAATTCAGTCAAAATCGTCCGGCAAATCTGGTGAGAAAAAATCAGTGTTTTGGAAGCCATCTATTGGCAAACAAGTTATTCGTGTTGTACCTTCTAAGTACAATAAGCTTAACCCATTCACAGAAATGTATTTTCACTATGGTATCGGTAAAAACACAATGGTATCGCCTATTAACTGGGGTGAAAAAGATCCAATTGTAGAATTCGCTAAACAACTTCGCCAAACTTCAGACAAAGAAAACTGGAGATTAGCTAAAAAAGTTGAGCCAAAAATGCGTATCTTCGTTCCTGTAATCGTTCGCGGTGAAGAATCTGAAGGTGTTAAATTATGGCAGTTTGGTAAAGAATTGTATATGGATTTCTTGAACCTTGCTGATAACGAGGACGTTGGAGATTTTACAGATGTATCAACAGGACGCGACATTACTTTGACGACTGTAGGTCCTGAAGTAACTGGTACTAACTACAACAAAACAACAATCATGCCTAAAGTAAAGGAAACACCTTTAGCAGCAAGCAAAGATGAAGTTAAAGCGTTGTTAGAAAATCAACCTAACCCAATGGAAGTGTTCAAACGCTATTCGTTCGATGAAATGAAATCAGCTCTACAAGAGTGGTTGACTCCAGAAGAACCAGAAGAAGGTTCAATCATCGATGATGAAAAAGAAGAAGAAGTAGCACCTGTAACAACAGGTAAAGCTTATTCAATCAAAACTCCTGCTGCTGCTAAAGTAAGCAAAGCAGATAAGTTTGATTCATTATTTGAAGACGAAGAAGCAGGCGACTTGCCTTGGGAAAAATAAACTAAAGAAACATTATGGCTAAAAGTAAAAAAAGCGAATCGCTGACGGCTGCTCTATCCTCTGAACTTAGATCAAATTTCGATTTGACTAAGTTTAAAGAGAAGAAAATGCTCAATTCAAATGTAAAATTTAAAGAGCAAAGATGGATCCCTCTTAGTCCTGCATTTCAGGACGTAACATCCGTACCAGGTATTCCTATGGGCCATATTGTACTTCTTCGAGGTCATAGTGACACAGGTAAAACAACGGCAATGATTGAAGCAGCAGTGTCTGCTCAAAAAATGAAAGTTCTACCTGTGTTTATTATTACCGAAATGAAGTGGAATTGGGAGCATGCTACTCAAATGGGATTACAAGTAAACGAAATTGTAGATGAAACAACAGGTGAAGTCCTGAATTACGAAGGTAATTTTATCTACGTTGACCGTGAAACCTTGCACACTATTGAAGATGTAGCTGCTTTTATTCTTGATTTATTAGATGAACAGAAAAAAGGCAATTTACCTTACGATTTATTATTCCTATGGGATTCAATCGGTTCGGTACCTTGTGAATTATCAGTTCGTTCAAATAAAAACAACAATGAGTGGAACGCAGGAGCAATGAGTACACAGTTTGGTAACAACGTTAACCAAAAAATGACATTGTCACGTAAAGAGTCTTCACCTTACACTAATACATTAGTATGTGTTAATAAAGTTTGGACAGCAAAAGCAGAAGTACCAATGGGACAACCAAAACTTATGAATAAGGGAGGTTTTGCTATGTGGTTTGATGCAACGTTTGTAGTAACATTTGGTAATATTTCAAATGCTGGTACATCTAAAATCAAAGCGATTAAAGATGGTAAACAAGTCGAATTTGCTAAACGAACAAATATCCAAATTGATAAAAATCACATTAATGGTGTTCAGTCAAGAGGTAAGATTATCATGACACCTCATGGATTCATTAACGATACAGACAAGGAACTTAAAACATATAAAGATGCACATGCATCTGAGTGGATGAAAGTACTTGGAGGTATGGATTTTGATATCTTTGAAGAAAACGATTCATTTGAATCAGAAAATATCTTTACACAGGAACCGGATTAATATGAAAAAGAACGAATTATTTAAACTTCTGGACAGTGTAGTTGAGGAGAAGGATACAGTATCCGCTAAAAAGTATGATCGAGTACTTTTAATAGATGGTTTAAATCTATTTTTTAGGAACTTTGCAATGATGAATATTGTAAATTCTCAAGGAGCGCACGTCGGAGGTTTAGGTGGTTTTATGCGTTCATTAGGATCATTAATTCAACAAATTCAACCAACATCAGTTTTTGTAGTATTCGACGGAATTGGTTCTTCCACAAACAGGAAGAACCTACTCCCCGAATATAAATCGGGTCGTAATTTGACCCGAATTACAAACTGGGAAGTATTTGAAGATTTAGAAGATGAAGATGATGCTAAAATTAGCCAAATCGTTCGTATTGCTCATTACCTAAAATGTTTACCCGTTAAAACAGTTGCTATTGATAAAGCAGAAGCGGATGATATTATAGCGTATTATAGCGATATTCTTCCTAAGACATATGGTTCCAAGGTCTTTATTGTTTCATCGGATAAAGACTTTATACAACTGGTAAATGACGATGTTATTGTATATCGTCCAATCGAAAAAGAATACTATACTAAAGACACAGTTAAAGAAAAATTTAATGTATTAGCAAATAATTTTATTTTATACAAAATGCTACTTGGTGATAACTCAGATAAAGTAACAGGTGTAAAAGGATTAGGTGAAAAAGGTTTATTAAAGAAATTTCCTGAATTAGCTACTGAAATATTAACATTAGATGATATCTTTAGAATCTCAGAAGAAAAACATAAAGAACATGTTATTTATGCTCGTATTGCTTTTGAAAGAGAGCGATTAGAACAAAACTACAGAATTATGAATCTAAAAAAACCATTATTAGATGACGGCGATAAAGAATTTTTAGAAGCTTTTGCAGAGTCTGATAACTTAGCTTTGAATAGTGAAGCTTTTTTACGATTTTACCACGATGATGGTTTGGGACATTTAATCAAGAATGTTGAATTTTGGATTAAAGATACCTTTAAAGTACTAAACAGTTTTAAATAAATAAGTTATATATGACACTCAGCAATTTGAACGCCTATGGAACAGGATTCCAGATCAAGGTTTTATCTTCACTATTAACTCATAAAGAGTTTCTACTGAATATCCACGATGTATTAAGTGAAGACTACTTTGACAACAATGCTCACAAGTGGGTTATCAAAGAAATTTTAAAGTATTATCAAAAATACCATACAACTCCTACAATGGATGTTTTAAAGGTAGAATTGAAAAAAATCGACAACGAAGTATTACAAATTTCAATTAAAGAACAATTACGTGAAGCATATAAATCTTCAGATGAAGATCTTAAATATGTTGAAGAAGAATTTTCTAATTTTTGTAAAAACCAACAACTTAAACGAGCGTTGTTAACGAGCGTAGATTTCCTAAATGCAGGAGACTATGATTCAATCCGTTCATTAATTGATAACGCACTTAAATCGGGTCAAGACAAAAATGTTGGTCATGAATACAATAAAGAAGTTGAATCTCGTTACAGAGAAGACCATAGAACTGTAGTACCTTGTCCTTGGGATGCATTTAGTAATTTGTTACAAGGTGGTTTAGGTAATGGTGATTTTGGATTAATATTTGGTAATCCTGGAGGTGGTAAATCTTGGACGTTAATTGCTTTAGGTGGTTATGCTGTTAAAATGGGTTATAATGTTCTTCATTATACATTAGAATTAGGTGAAGATTATGTAGGTCGTCGTTATGATGCTTATTTTACTGGAATACCAGTAAATAGAATTACTGAACAAAAATACAGATCTAAAGTAGAAGAAGTAATTGCTGATTTGCAAGGTCAACTAATCATTAAAGAATACTCTCCAGGTAAAGCATCAATTACAACAATCGAATCACATATTAAAAAATGTATTGACCAAGATTTTAAACCAGATTTGATTATTATTGACTATGTAGATCTTCTTCGCTCAAAAAGAACAAATCGTGAGCGTAAGGATGAAATAGATGATATTTATATAAGCACTAAAGCCCTTGCTAGAGAATTACAACTACCAGTTTGGTCTGTATCTCAAGTAAATCGCGCAGGTGCAAAAGACGATATTATTGAGGGTGATAAAGCAGCAGGATCATACGATAAAATGATGGTTACTGATGTTGCTATATCCTTATCAAGAAAACGTCAAGACAAAGTAAACGGAACAGGAAGATTTCACATTATGAAAAACAGATATGGTATGGATGGAATGAGCTTTAATGTTAAAGCAGATACATCAACAGGCCATTTTGAAGTTTCCGAACGTATGGAGGATGATGAAGATGAAGGAACTACTTCAACAAGTACTTCACAACCTACCTTTAGTACAATTGATTCTATGGATAAAAAAGATCTTAGAAACAAATTTTTTGAATTAAACAACAAATTTTTTGAATTAAACAACTAAAAAAAAAGAATAAAAAAACAATGTTAACAATAGAATCACAAATCTTATCTGAGGTTACCACTCACCTTAAGTATGCTAAGTTCTCTCCTGAAAAAAACAGAAGAGAAACATGGGACGAGTTAGTAACTCGAAACAAAGAAATGCACTTAAAGAAGTTTCCCCAATTAGCTGAAGAAATTGAATCAGCTTACAAATTTGTTTATGACAAAAAAGTATTACCTTCAATGCGTTCAATGCAGTTTGCAGGTAAACCAATTGAAATAAATAATTCACGTATTTTTAATTGCTCTTATCTACCAATTGATGATTATAGAGCATTCTCAGAAATTATGTTTCTATTACTTTCAGGTTGTGGAGTTGGATATTCAGTTCAAACACACCACGTAGAAAATTTACCTGAAATTAGAAAACCTTTAAAATCAAAACGTTATTTAGTAGGTGACTCTATTGAAGGATGGGCAGATGCAGTTCGTATGTTAACTAAAGCATATTTTGGACAAACATCTACCGCTCCAATATTTGATTTTAGAGATATTAGAGCTAAAGGTGCATCGTTAATTACAGTTGGTGGTAAAGCACCAGGTCCTGAACCATTAAAAATTGCTTTAATTCATATGCAAGCGATTTTAGATCGTAAACAAGATGGTGAAAAATTGACAACAGTTGAATGTCACGATATTATTTGTCACTTAGCTGATGCTGTACTATCAGGTGGTATTCGTAGAGCTGCTTTAATTGCTTTATTCAATTTACATGATGAAGATATGTTAACCTGTAAGTTTGGTAATTGGTGGGAAAATAATCCACAACGTGGCCGCGCTAACAACTCAGCAGTATTACTTCGTAATTTAATTGATAAAGAAACATTTATGGGATTATGGGCTAAAATTGAGGCCTCTAATAGTGGTGAACCTGGTTTCTTATTTACAAATGATAAAGATGCTGGAACAAATCCTTGCGCTGAAATTAACTTAAAAGCTAATCAATTCTGTAACTTATGTGAAATTAACGCTAGTGATATTGAAACACAAGAAGAATATAATGCAAGAGCTAAAGCAGCATCATTTATTGGTACACTACAAGCTTCATATACTGATTTCCATTACTTAAGAGATGTTTGGAAAAAAACAACCGAAAAAGAAGCATTGTTAGGTATTGGAATGACAGGTATCGCTTCAGGAGCTGTATTTAAATTGAATATGAAAGAAGCAGCTAAAGTAGCAGTTGAAGAAAACGAACGTGTTGCTAAAATATTAGGTATTAATAAAGCAGCTCGTGTTACTACAGTTAAACCATCAGGTACTACATCTTTAGTATTAGGTACTAGCTCAGGTATTCATGCTTGGCATGATGATTTCTATTTGCGCCGAATTCGTTTAGGTAAAAATGAAGCTTTATATACTTACTTAAGTATTCATCATCCTGAAATGTTAGAAGATGATTTCTTTAAACCATCCCTTCAATCAATTGTTTCTGTTCCTCAACGCGCTCCAAAAGGTGCTATTACACGTAGTGAATCAGCTATGGATATGTTAGAGCGTATTAAAACAATTAATAAAAATTGGATTAAACCTGGACATAGAAAAGGGGCTAATATGCATAACGTATCAGCTACAGTAACTATTAAACAAGATGAATGGCCTGCAGTTGGAGAATGGTTATATGAAAATAAAGAATATTTTACAGCATTATCCTTCCTACCTGAAGATTTAGGTACTTACAAACAAGCACCTTTTGAAACAATTACTGAAGAACAATTTAATGAAGCCGTAAAATCATTACACCAAGTAGATTTATCAAAAGTAATTGAAATGAGTGATAATACAGCTCTAATGGATCAAGTTGCATGCGCTTCAGGAGCGTGCGAAATACTGTAACGGAGGAACATGTGAAAATAATCTCCTGTCATATGTATAATTGATATGGCAGGAGTTATTTACAAAATTACAAACCCAACAGGTAAAATTTATATTGGATGTACTATTGATTGGAAACGAAGATTTTCTGAATATAGTAGATTCAATTAAATCTTACAAAGCTTAATATATTTATAAACATGGATAATTTCGATTTAAAAAAATACTTAGTAGAAAATAAATTAAATGAAGGTAATAATATACAATCAATATATGAAAAATTATTAAGTGCTAATAATGAATTAGATAATTGGTTAACAGATAATGCAAGTACTCCTGAGGCTGTAAAAATTAAAAGAAAAGGTGCTGAGTATTTTGATACAATGACAAGTATTTTAATTAAAAAGGGACTTAAGCTTTAACTATACTTAAAATAAAAAAATTATAAATTAAGCTTGGGAAACCAAGCTTTCTTTTTTACATTATTGATTATAAATTATGTTACGAAAAATAAAAGAAAGAATATTCCCTTTTCTTATAGCATTATCTGCTTTATCAGTTAGTGCTTCGGCTGCTTTCTATAGCGTTACCGGTCTCAGCATGTTATTTGCTGGGGCTAGTACTGCTGTAATTATTATGGCAGCTTCTTTGGAAATATCAAAATTAGTAATTGCCTCTTTATTATATCAATATTGGAATAAACTAAATAAAATTTTAAGAATTTATTTAACAGTAGCAGCCGCTGTATTAATTCTAATTACATCAGCAGGTATTTATGGTTATTTATCTTCAGCATACCAAAAAACAGCAGACCAAACTAGTATTGTTGATTCTAAAATAGCATCTTTAGAAACTAAAAAGAAACTTTATGAAAACACTAGAGATGGAATCCTACAAGAGAAAAAATCATTATCTGAATTAAAAGGTAGTTTATCTAAAGGCACTACTACTCAGTATACTGATAAAAAAGGTAATCTAGTAGTAAGATCTAATAATGCCTCTATCAAACAAATAGAAAATGCTTCTAAATCAGATGAAAAATTATCCTCTAAACTAGATGTAGTAAATGACTCTATTTTTTCAATTGAATCTAAAATATTAGAAGTTAAAAATAATACTACAGCAACTAGTGAATTAGGTCCCTTAAAATATTTAAGTACTCTTACGGGAATTACTATGGATCGAATTATTAATTGGTATATATTAGTTATTATATTTGTATTTGATCCATTAGCTATTGCTCTTGTAATAGCTGCTAATTTTGCTTTTGCTCAATTACGTAGGACACCTGAATATGAATTAACTAAAGAAGATAAAGAATGGTTAGAAGCTGATTTAGAAAGTAAAGTTGAAGAACCTAAACAAACAGGTATTCCTGTAATGGTAGATCCAAAAACAGGTAAATTTTATTATGAAGAGCAGGAACCTGAAGTTAATATTGTAACGAGTGATGAACCATCTTTAAAAAATTTAGATTTAGATGGTGATGGTATTGTAGAAGAAGAAGAGTTAAAACAAGTATTTGATGAAGCTGATATTAATGATGATGGTATTATAGATGAAGAAGAAGCTAAAGCAGCTAATTTAAGTGTAGAAGATACTAATAAACTTAATCAATTTAATGAATCATTACAACGTTTAGAAAATGTAACTAATAGTTTTACAGGTG